TCGATCCTTTTTGGTGCGCCAACATCCTGTCAACCAAAAAGCTGCGGGAAAAATTCACGGCGCTTGTCGCCAAGATGAAGCAAGGAGATCGCAATGGAAAGAGCGGGGGATATTTTCCAGAGAAAAGCAGCGGAGATGATGGCCAGGCGGGAAGAGGAAAAGAAGGCCCTTCGAAGTACGCTGGAATTGGCCAAAGCGTCTGCATCTGAGGCACAAAAAAACGCGCTCCAGCTTTACGCTTATTTCGGAAGCGAGTTCATGGCGATTGCCGAGGCGCACAAGCCAAAGAAAAAGTGCAGCGTGTGCGGTAGCCCGCTTGAAGCGGCCTTCGACCGCTATGAGTGCTGGTGGACCGTCCTTCGCTGCGAAAAGTGCATGGTTGACGAGGTGACTGCCGCCATGCGCGAGAAAGCGCCCGAGATTCTATCAAGCAGGGGCCTGAGCAAGCGGTACATGGCCGCGTCGTTTTCCAAACTGCCGAAGGCGGTGCAGGCGGTGGCAGACGAAAGCGCCTACCTGTACGGGTCGGTTGGCACAGGCAAGACCTACGCTATGGCCGCCATGATGTTGCGGGAAGCGATGGCCATTCGTCCCATCGAAGACCGATATCAGTCGTTACCGGACGAGATCCAGCGTGTCCGGTATCACCCGGCGAGAGAAGATTCCTACCCGGTTTTCGTGTCAACGCCGAGGTTCTTGCTTGCGATTCGCAGCACCTTCAGGCGTCAGGATAGTGATGACACCGAGGAGAGTGTTATCAGTCGATACGCAAAAGCGAGTGGAACGCTTTACCTTGACGACATCGGGGCCGAGCAGGCAACCGATTGGGCAAGGCAGGCGCTCTATCTGTTGCTTGATGAGCGGTATTCCGAGGAGCGGCGTACAGTCATTTCCGGCAACCTGAGCCTGGAAGAGTTGGCGCACAGGCTTGACGACCGCATTGCATCCCGAATCGCCGGGATGTGCAAGGTGGTGGAAATCAAGGGTGCCGACAGGAGAATCAGGGCTGCGAAAGGAGGCTTGGCGGAATGATCCATATCACGATCCCCGGAAAGCCCATCGCCAAGAAGCGCCCGCGCTTCGCCCGCATCGGCAAAGGCGTTCGCACCTACAGCGACCAGCATACAGACGAAGGCCGGATGCTGCTTTTCATCCAAGCCGCCGGCTGCCGGCCGATGAGCGGGCCCATCTCCGTCGAGCTCGAATTCATCCTGCCACGACCGAAGTCCCACTACGGCACAGGCCGAAACGCGGGCGTGCTAAAGGCGAGCATGCTCAATGCTCTGCCCGTCTCCAAGCCGGACGTTGACAATTTCGCCAAAATGGTCCTCGATGTGTGCAACGGTATCCTCTGGCAAGACGATGCCGCTGTAGTGCGTCTGAGCGCGTTTAAGCGCTATGGCGAAAACCCAAGGACAATCATCCACGTCGAGGCTGTCGATTCCATTTGCCTGGCCTGGCGTCATGGCTACTCCCGACCTTGAGGCCGGCGGCTTCCGGGGGCAAGCCGAGAATTGAAAATTTCGCGCTTCAGCCCATCCAGCTTTGTGACGGACAGATTTTCTCTGCGAGGAGCATAGGGACGTAGCCACCCGATATTTTATTTTTAAAATGCACAGAAAATTAAAGGGAGAAAAGCATGAGCGAAAAAGAGGTGAAACGGGTTAGCCCATTGAAGGCGATTCGGTTGAAATGCTTGGAGTGCTGCGCGGGAAGCTCCAACGAGGTAAAGGCTTGCCATTTGCAGGATTGCCCCATCTAGGCCATGGAAAAAACATTTGACACACATACAATATCTCTGTAAAAAAAGAGGTATTGGCATGTATGGGTCTGAGTGAAGCAGAATTGAGGATTGGTAAAATACCATGGAAAAGATAAAGCCCAAAAAAAGGGGTAGACCATCTGTTTTCACGGCGAAGCTGAAAAAGCAAATGGAATTCCTTGCAAAGAAGGGATTCACTGAACAGGAAATGGCCGAGGCCCTGGGAATAGATCAATCAACAATCACAAAATACAAACAGCGCACCCCGGATTTTTTCACTACCCTAAAGAGCTGGAAAGCAGAAGCTGACGCAAAGGTTGAGAGATCTTTGTTTGAAAGGGCCTGCGGTTACAGCCACCCGGAAGATAAAATCTTCAACGATGGAGGTAAGCCGCTGATTGTACCAACCATAAAACACTATCCACCTGATCCAACATCAATGATATTCTGGTTAAAAAATCGGCAGCCTGAAAAGTGGCGCGAAAAACAAGAAGAATATCCAGGCGACTCCCCGCAACCCGTAACGGTCAACATCCAGGTGGAAGATGGTCGCCGCGCTTAATTTTACGGTAACAAGGCCACAAGGCCAATTCCTGGCCATGAAACAGCGATTCCGCGCTTTCGTTGCTGGTTATGGTTGCATTGAGGCCAAATCTAAGGTTTTGACACAGAGCGGATATCACCACATTGCGGACATATCTCCAGGAGACGAAGTTGTAAGCTTTGACGTGAAAAGTCGGAAATTCCGGCTTTCACCAACCAGTGGCGCGTACCCAAAAGGTAAGGGGAATCTTTATCGAGTGATAACCACGCAAGGAGAATTTGTTGCAAGCGGACATCACCGCGTTTTCTGCGCTGATAATAAGTATCGACAGGTTTCAAGCCTTTCCGTTGGGCAGGAGGTATTTTCATCTTGCGCAGACCAGCTTCTGACCAGAAGGGAACTTGACCGGATATGGTCGCCTTCAAATGATCCGCATTACTGGCGAATAGTCTTAGATTATCTGGTGAATTGTGAAGATGGATGCCGTCGATATGGTCCACTACTTCGCAGGGTTTTAGATAGCGACCTAACACGCGCTCCATCACAAGCCGATGTTCATAAACGCGGCCAACGTTTTTACCGTTCATCCTGCCAAAGGGGTGCCCAGGCGAGCTCACGAGAACGTAGCCGTCAAAATCAATATGACGACCACATCGGAACGAGCCATTCAGGGTTCCAGTTGGACCGCCTTGTGGGCGGCGTGGTAGGTCAAGTTTGTTCATCACGTCTTGAACGTATTTTTGATTTTTGCCAACAGCGATTGAAATTTCTTTTGATGTCATTACCCCGTCAGCAAGCTCAACGATTTTTTGAACGATTTTTTGATTCTCCTTGCTCCGATGTTTTGGGTTCAAGGCAAAGCCTTTTTTCATTTCCACTTTTGGCAGACCGATTTTGCGGATTATCGCCTGAACATGGCTTTTGCTTTTCCCAACAAGATCAGCGATTTCTTGAGCGTTCCTTTTACCATCAGAAAGATCACAAATCTTTTGAATCAGCTCCGGGTTCGGTAGCGGCATATTTGTCTCCTAACGTTGATTGTTTAGACTCCATATCCATATCCAGCATTATATACATTGAAAGAAAAAAAGTCAATCAATGGTTTTGGGATATCCATGTTGCTGGTGACAATAATTATGTTACAGAGGACGGCACGATACACCACAATAGCGGAAAGACCTGGATAGGTTGCATTGCTCAATGCGTCAACGCATGGCAGCAACCCGGATTCAATCAGGGTTATTTTGCCCCAACTTTTCCGCAGATCCGGGATATATATTTTCCCACAATCGAAGAAGTAGCCTTTAATCTGGGCCTTAACGCTGAAATCAAAGAATCAAATAAAGAGGTATTCCTGTATTCAGGCAGACAGCTTCGATCACTGATAATATGCAGGTCGATGGAAAGGCCGCACACGATTATTGGTTTTCGGATCTCCCATGCACTGGTCGATGAGCTGGATGTCCTTCCAATAGACAAGGCAAGAACGGCATGGCGCAAGATCCTTGCAAGAATGAGATACCCGGACGCAAACAACACGATTGATGTTACCACCACGCCGGAAGGGTTTAGGTTCGTACATGAGCAGTTTGTCAAACAGGTTCAGGATGAGCCGAAAAGGGCCGAAAGATACGGGCTGATCCAGGCCAGCACATACGACAATGAAAAGAACCTGCCGCCTGATTATATCCCGTCTCTGGTCGAGGCATATCCGAAAGAATTGATTGATGCCTATATAGACGGCAAGTTTGTCAACCTGACAAGCGGAACTGTTTACCGGAATTACAACCGGGTGATTCACGATAGCACAGAAACGATCCGGGAAAAGGAAACGCTTTTCATTGGCCTCGATTTCAACGTCCAGCGCATGGCTGCGGCTATTGCGGTTCAGAGGGCCGACGGATACCACTTTGTTGCCGAGTTAAAAGATGTTTTTGACACACCGGACATGATAACACTGATCAAAGAACGGTATCAGGACAAGGGACACAAAATCATTGTTTATCCTGATGCTTCAGGGGGTAGCAGAAAGTCAGTTGATGCGTCAAGTTCAGACCTGGCACTTTTGCAGCAGGCCCGGTTCAGCGTCAGGGCCAGGTCAAATAATCCAGCAGTCAAAGACAGGGTGCTGTCTGTCAACAAAGCATTTGAAACTATGCGGTTGTTTGTAAATTCAAAGAACTGCCCTGTAATTGCAAGCTGTCTTGAGCAACAGGCATATGGGTCTAACGGAGAGCCGGATAAAACCAGCGGGCACGACCACATGAACGACGCCCTGGGCTATTTTGTATCATACGAAATGCCGGTGATAAAACCGCAGTCAACCATCCACAGAGTAAGGGCCAACTGATGGAAAAAGTATTTGAACGAAGCAGCGACTTCCAGACAGCAACAGACCGTGGGGAGCTGGTCAGGGATTTACTGGGCGGCACACCTGCCATGATCGCGGCCGGGGAGATGTACCTGCCAAAACAAAGTGCTGAACATCCTGACGACTACAAAATTCGGCTACGGGGAGGGTATCTGTTCAACGGGTACAAGCGGACCCGGAATTATCTCGTCGGATTGGTGTTTTCGGAACCGGTCAAGATCGGTGAGGATTCACCGAACAAGGACCAGTTTACTGCTATTGAAAACGATGTTGACCAGCAGGGCAACAACCTGAGAACCTGGGCGCAGGCGTTCTTTGAAGCGGGTATTGACGATGGCATGGTGGCCGTTTTGGTTGACTTTCCGCAGGTTCAGACCCGCACCGGAAACGGCAGGCTTGAGTTCTGGGACGAAGAAAACGAGATATGGAGGGCAAAGACGGCAGCAATCGACGCCGAGAAGGGCTGGCGGCCGTTCTTTGTCTTGATCCATCAGGCCAATATCCTGGGGGTCAGGTTTGTGTATGAAAACGGAAAGCGGATACTGGACCTTATCCGGATCTTTGAAACAGTCACTGACCAGCATGGCGATTTTGACAACGACGACACCGAGATTGAGC